CACCAGTTACATATCCTACTGGTTTAGTTTCTGTAGGACTATTTGTGCTAGGTGCTATCTCTCTTCCAACTACTCTTGTTCTAAGAGGATTAACTTGAGTTAATTGATTACTCAAAAGTTTCTCTCTAACTGATTGTTGAGCGTTACCGTGCTTCTCAATAGTATGTCTTAGATAAGCAAATACCACTGTGACCTCTAAGAATGAACTATCACCATAAGACATTGGAACTGCATTGATACTAACTGGAAAAGTATCAATAAAACGATAAGTTAACAATGGCATATTCTTAAATGTATTGTTCTTATCATTTGGATTCTGTAGAAAGTCTCTTTCAAACTTGGTTATTGATATCATTCTTCGATAATCATCTGGATATCTAAATCTTGAATAAGTATTTCTCTCTCGATAAGCATTCAATTGACTTCCCTCTGCTCCATCATATCTACCATTTTCTTCATTATATACTGGGTTGATATAATTCATCCACTCTTCAAACATACGTAATGTATCATAATTATCATCAATGTAAAAAGTTAAATCAAATTGATTATATACTCTTCTTGATGCAAATCTCTCTATCATTCCCTGACGACTTCCCATTTCTTCCGAAACATCAAAAGAAGCACCTGGTAAAGATGCCTGAGAGCATAAGAAATCATATTTTTGACTTGTAGATGTTGTCTCATTAAACAATCCACAATTAGTTAAGTATTCAAACAACCCCAAATTATTTCCAGTCTGACTTCTACGCACAAGATCTAGCGATACCTTGAATTGAGTTGATATCGCAAGTTTGGAAAATATAGGACTCGCATTAGGTATACTTAAGTGTAAATCTTCTGATCTTATTGCCATCTAAATAGTGTTTAAATTGATCCTGATAATATATGTATGTCATATAAAGGAAAATATTACCCAAGATACCCGAAAAAGTATAAAGGAGATCCCCGAAATATTATTTATAGGTCTTTGTGGGAAAGAAAATTTATGAATTACTGTGATCTGAATGAGACAATCAGTGAGTGGCAGTCAGAAGAGTTCTGGATTCCTTATCGTTCTCCAATTGATAATCGCATCCATCGTTATTTTCCAGACTTTTTTGTTAAGTATATTGATAAGAAAGGAAACAAAAGAACTATGGTTGTCGAAGTGAAACCAAAGAAAGAAACAAAAATGCCAAACGTGAATCCAAAGAAGAGAACAAAGTCTTGGGCACAGTCAGTGCAAACATATGCAGTTAACCAAGCAAAATGGAAAGCAGCAAGAGAGTTCTGTGCGGATCGTAACTTTGAATTTAAAATTATGACTGAAGATAATCTAGGTATCAAATGACTATCGGAGAAAAGATAAGAGAAAGAGCACAAGGTGTTGCTATTACAGGGCCAGATTGGTTTGCAAATGAATTATATACTGAACTTTCTGAAGTTGCAGAGGTTCGTCTACCAGAGATAGGAGAACTTTGTTTCTTTTCATATACTGCTCAGTTTCCTGATAAGTATCCATACTATGATCGTAGACCACTAGTGTATGTGATGGATTTTCAAGGAGATAAACTACTCGGAGGTAACTTACATTACCTAAATCCAGACTACCGTGATGAAGTTGCAAAAGGTCTCATAAATAGAGTAGGTGCTATATTACCAAAGAAGACATTACACAGATATTTTTTTAGTAACATCGGAGACATTTTTATTATTCCACCTGACCCCGAAGAGTATGCAAGTGTTGCACAATTAGTAACTGAGAATTTTTCTAATAAATATGGGCAGAAGGTATCACCACAAAAGGCTTGGGATTCAATTTAAATGGCACATTTAGGCACATACACCATAGGTGGAATACAATACGATAGGCATACTGGTAGAGCAATTTCAGGTACAGATACCGTTGATACTGAATTTGTAGAAGAGTTTAATGGTACATATGTTGAAATTAATCTAGATCCTTACGATCAAGTTTCTGATAAAGATGGTGGTGGATTTTTTGATGCGTCAGCAAATATGTATATGAATGCTAATGGTGAAATGATACTTACACATGGTAGAACTAATGAAAGTGTTGTAAACGGAAAAAATCAAAATAGATATGAAAATGATGGTGCCCTAAGTTACTATGATTTTTCTAAACCAAATCAAGAAAATGGAGATTCATTTACAGATATAGGAAGAAATTTTTATGCAGGTCGTGGTGATTATGATGCGTTAGTTAGAAGTGGAGATATAAATCCAACTGAGAAAAATTTTCAAACTTGGCAAAGAGAAACATTAACTCAAGTAGAAAATGAAATTAAATCTGCAACGAATGCTCATTTTGATAAAGTAAAAAAATCAAACCCAAATCAAATTAAACCAGGTGTATTAATAAGCAAAGCAGAACTTGAAAAAGAGGCAAATAAAGAGGCAAATAAAGCAAGAGCAGAGGCTAAAAAAGAAATTTTAGAAAATTATATGGGATTACATAATACTGATCGTTTTTTACAAAGACTAAGTTTAAAAAATTTAAAATACCCAATAGATGCTGACTATGGAAATACACAAGATTATATTCAAATAAACCAATTTACATATAAAGCAACAAGTCCTCAAATTTTATTTCCTGAAGGAGGAAAGGATAAAGTATTCCAACAATTTGGAGAGACTATAACTAGTGGTCTAACTATGAAGTCACAAAAAGAAAAGTTTATTGGTTTGACAAAACTTCCAATGCCGAATGACTTAACTGATTCAAATAACGTGGCATGGGGTGAGGATCAATTAAATGCAATAACCGCAGCTGCTGCGACTGTAGCAGCTGGGGGTGTTGATAAAGGCATACAAATTTTAAAAGATATTCAGAGTAAAGATAAAACAATATTCGAAGGATTAGGTGAACTTTTAACTGGAGGAAAAGAGGGATTTGGAAAAGTAATTGAACAATTAACTAAGGCTTCTGGAACTCCACAAGCAGAATTATTAGGAAGAAGTGTTGTTGGTTCTGGTCTTTTAAACTTAGCAGGTTTTGGATTATCTCCAGAGGCAATTCTTGCAAGAGGTGCAGGTATAATTCCGAACTCTAATTTACAATTACTTTTCAACGCACCCACACTCAGGGCATTTAGATTTAACTGGAAGATGAGTCCTCGTAGTCAGGAAGAAGCGACTCGAATTAATAATATCATTCGATTTTTTAAACAAGGTATGGCAGTTAAAAAAAGAAAAGGATCTGGAGCTGGAGGATCGTACTTCTTAGCAACACCAAATGTTTTTGAGATATCTTTTAGAACATCAAAAACAAAGCAAGAAATAAATAATGAAAACAACTCTGTTTTAAGAATGAAAACTTGTGCTTGTGTTGGTGCAGCAGTAAATTATACACCACAAGGAATGTGGAATGCTTATGAGAAAGGACAACCAACATCTTGTATATTATCATTACAATTTAAAGAACTAGAACCAATCTACAACACAGATTATGATGAAGATCCATTCAACTATAGTGATTTAACAGGTTTTGTTCCAGAAAATGCAGTGGGTTACTAATGGCATACTTTAACGAATTACCAAACATATCATATCCTTCTCTTTTACCTAGTCAGAGTAAAATTGAAGAAAGAATTCTTGTAAAAAATTTATTCAAAAGATCCAAATTAAGAAGTGATGTTGACCAAGCAATTACTGCGTTTAACTATTACTATATTAACGAGGGAATAAGACCAGATATACTTGCCGAAGAGTTATATGGTGATTCAGAACTCGATTGGGTGATACTCACAGCAAATAACATTACTAATATTCGAAATCAATGGCCTCTTGAGCATAATGATTTACATGAATATATGTTAGATAAGTATGGATCTGAAGTAAATATAAACGGTATACATCACTATGAAACAAGACAAGTGCTTGATGAATATAACCGTGTTGTAATACCTGCAGGTTTACAGGTAGATGCAAATTTCACCTTTAAGTATATGAATTATTCCAATTCAATTGTAAATGTGAATCCTGTATCAGCAATTACGAACTATCAATATGAGGTCAAACTTAATGATGAAAAAAGAAGAATAAAAGTATTAAAACCAGATTATATACCACTATTTTTAACAGATCACAAAAATATTATGAGATATGAAAAATCCTCAGATTATATTTCAAGAAGAGTAAAGTCAACATATAATCCAAGAATCGGAGGGGTATAAAAAAACCCACCTTGCGGTGGGTTGTGTGTCTTAAGAATTAACTAATCGAGAGAAGTAACTCAGCGATTCATCATCTTCATCAGATGTTGTTTCTTCTACTGCTGCAACTTCTTTTACTGGTTCGGATACTGCTGCTTGTT